CCTTAAAGGTCATAAGGGCGCCGCTGCCGGGTACATTGCCGGTAAAATTCTCAATGGTCTTTAAGATATCATCGCCTTTGCAGGTAACAGTAAAGCTGAGCCAGTTCGTCTCCTCAGGCTTGGTAAAAAACGGCTCGGGATTTCCCAGTCCCGGCTTCTTCCCGGCCACCTTTGCCCAGAGTTCGCCGCTGATTGGCTTCTTCTCAGGAGCGGGCGCTGGTTTGTAAAGGCTTCCCAGGGTAGCGCTGTCCGTCATGCACGCATTGGTCATGATACAGATATCGCTCTTGTTTAACTGGACTTCCTCCGTCACATAGGAAGTCTTGGCCGGAGCGTCTGCTTCCTCGCCTGAGTCATCTGCGCTCTCCACTTTCTTCTTCAGATACAGGGTCTTAGCCGTAATTCCGGGGCCGTCCGTGAAATCTATATCCGTCACTTCACAGTTTTCCCGGAAGTTGACGCCGGCCTTCCTCAGATAAGTCTCCAGAGGGCGAATCACGCTGTCGTACTGGTTTAACGGTGTTCTGGTAACTCCCTCCAGCGTTTCAATACGGCTGAACTCAAAAATCATGCGGTTCATATACCGTCTGAATTCAAACAGGCTGCTGTACTTCTGGAATGCAAAGGTGGTCTGCCACATATACCAGAAATTGGTCTCGAATATATGGGGCGTTTCCTTAAACCAGTCCTGAATGGTCAGGTTGTCCAGCTTTTTCTCATCTGTCATCAGCAGCTTCAGAAGGGCCATGCGGTCAGCCTGGTTAAATCCCATGGATTTCACATCCAGAATGTTGCCGTCCTTATCCACCAGCCTTGCCTTGGCGCAGGTAGGATGGGCATGATCAAACTCCAGAATCTCTTCCGTGACGCTGTGTCCGGGCTGGCGCAGGGATGGAATGGTTCCAAAGAGCTCCCAGAAGTTCTCATAGGTCTCCTCATTAAGCATACGTCCGCCGCGGCATACAAACCCCTGCTCCGGTGTACCGATACCGTCATTGCTTCCCCCAAGTATGTGCATGCCCTCGTAAACCGTTATCTGGTTGGCAGGGAACTTGCAGTCCCGGATCAGATACGCTGCAGCAGCCAGGGTGGCCAGGCCTCCGCCTACCAGATAAGCTTTCCTGTCACCGTAATCCCGGTTATTCATCACCGCTTCCTCAATGGCGGCAATCCTCTCATCTTCCTTTTCCTTCCGGCTGTCCTGCAGCTTTTTCACTGCCACGCCCACTGCTGCTCCTGCTGCCGCAGCTGTCAGGATTTTACCCACTTTCTTGTTCATCGACTTACCTTCCTTTCTGTTTTATATATAATTTCTCTGATGATTCAGATAATTGTCCTTCCAGGATTATTCCCCTTTATCCACGTGAAATACACCGCGGTCCCCGTTTTTGTATTCCCGGCATTACATTGCGAACCTCAGGCCCCGTTTCCCGCTGTCCGGGTAAAATAATTGGACAGGCTGGCGAACTGCTCCAGTGTCAATGCTTCCCCCCTGACAGAAGCAGGAACTCCCAGGCTCTCAATGGCAGCCGCAATCTGCTCCTTTGTATACGGAACCTCCGGCGAATTATTTAACCCGTTCTGCAGCGTCTTCCTGCGCTGATTAAAAGAAGCCCTTATAAGCCGGAACATGACACCTGGCTCGTCCACCTGCACCGGCGGCTCCTGATATCTTGTGAGGCGGATGACCGCGGATCCCACATTGGGGCGGGGAATGAAGCAGTTGGGCGGCACATTTGCCACAATATAAGGCTTTGCATAGTACTGCACTGCCAGGGACAAGGCGCCGTAGTCCTTGGAGCCGGGCCCCACCTGCATCCGGTCCGCCACTTCCTTCTGCACCATGACAGTGATATTGTCAATGGGCACATTGCTCTCAAACAATCCCATGATGATGGGCGTGGTGATGTAATATGGAAGGTTGGCCACCACCTTGACGGGCCTTCCATCATTATACTCGTCCACCAGCTTATTCATGTCTAATTTCAAAATATCGCTGTTGATAACCGTCACATTGGAATAGCCCTTTAAAGTTTCGTCCAGAATGGGAAGAAGATTGGTGTCAATCTCCACTGCAACCACTTTTCCGGCATGTTCCGCCAGGTACTGGGTCATGGTGCCGATGCCCGGTCCTATTTCCAGCACACAGTCATCCCCCGTAATCCCTGCGGCACTTATGATTTTGTCCAGCACGTGGGTATCTATGAGAAAATTCTGGCCAAATTTCTTCTGGAATGCGAACTGATATTTCTGTATGATTTCAATGGTATTTTTCGGATTACCTAATTTAGTTTCCATATAGTCATTACCTGCTTTATAACCTTTTAAAAATATGGTATCCCATTGAGGGCAAAAAGTCAACTAAAAGCGGCGGGTACCGATATGTCTGGTTCCCGCCGCCGATTATTTTCTTGTATCTTTTATAAGTTCCCATATCTTCTCAAACTCGTCCTCCCTTGCCGAGGGAATCTTGCTATCTATGTATTCCCCACGCGTTTTTACCCAGTTCCATTCTCGCTCTGCTTCCTCATCATTTATGCGTTCTTGTAGTTCTTCTGATGGCTCATTCTTTCTCATATTGCGCCTCCTATATAACGCCATTATAAAGTGAGGGGTGAAATTCCCAAACTAGAATTATTTTCCATTATCCTTCTGGACATAATTAAGCAAGGCCTTTAAAAATTTACTTCCGCAAGGCCTATCTTTAAGCTCATATCCAAACACCTCATACAAGAGCCGCCTATCTCCATATGACCATATCGTCTGTATTACAGTCCTCAGGTTCCGCTCCACACACTCAACTGATGTATGATATTGCGAAGCCATCTCTACATATAGACCTTTTGATATATAAGTCAACAAATCAGGGTTCTCACACGCCCGTGATATACCGTAGACAATATAATGATATCCGACATAAGTCCTATTGACTCCAAGGTGAATAAGCAGCTCACCAATATCATTTACTCTTTTTGCAGCTTCCATAATCAGCCCTCCTTACCTACATTATAAAATAAGGAGCCGTAATTATCATTGGTAAGTTATACCAGCTATGATTCTACCCCAATAGCCTATTCATTATCGCAATATCCAGATTGGATGCAGCGTCTCTTCGTCCACATAATTCAGTTCTGAGAATAACATGGTATGTAACATCTCTTTGGCTGCCTTGTGGGAACTATAGATAATATAAGAATTTTCTATCATAGACGATATCCAATAGAATAAATAGATAGCAATATTACACCCCACTCCCTCTAAAAATGGTTGGTCGATAAAAAGGTAATATTAAAGCGGGCCCGGTAATCCGGTACCCGCTTTTATTACCACTAAATTCTCAAAAAATTATATCAATTCCTCTTGACTTTGCGCCCTTATGGGCGTATAATATAATCAGAGATAAGGAAAGGGGATTAAAACAATGACTATAATCAGCAGCCAGCACCACATAGATTGGGAAATCGTAGAAAAAAAGATGGAAGAAATTAAAGGCTTTGAAAAGGTCGTCATCCCATGCACTTATGTTGGTTATATTGATGGAACTGAATACGCAATGCAGAATGATAAGCACCATACTCTAGCAGCCGCCAGAGAGCTTGGGATTGCGGTGGAATTTGATATCACCAATGATTCAGAGGGCCTCGAAGGAGAGGCGCTTTTAGAACAACGTTACAATGATGGAGATTGGTACAATGTAGAAACCAGTAATCCGGCATATTATGAATTTGATTTAGTTTGGTAGGAGGTGTGAAAAATGAGAAGATACCCAGACTGTATTAGGACAGATGGACTATGTGGAGCCTGCTCCGCATCCAGCTATGGAAGGGATTGCCACAACAATAATATCAACAAGCTATTGTATCAACGTTCCCTGGCCGGCATGACTCAGCAGCAGGTAGCTGACGCCACGGGCATGAATATCCGCCAGATACAGAAATTTGAATCTGGAGAAAGGGACCTTGGAAATATGACTCTGCGCAATGCCTTGTCATTGGCAAAATCCCTTGACTGCGAGGTGAGTGATTTTGTCTAAAAGGCCGCCAAAAAGTACCAAGATTTGTGTCGTATGTGGGAAAACCTTCCCTTGTTTTCCGTCCGACAAAACCGTTACTTGTGGAAAGGAATGCTCCAGGATTCATCGTTCCCGCATACATACAGGCCTGTCGAACAAATGGAGTGAAGAAAGTCGGACCAGAAAAGCTGCGCAAGGGAAAACGGCCAATCTCGCATTAGGAACGCCCGCCGCACAGAAAAGTCCAAAATCCGGTAAATTTTTGACAAATGTCAATGCGAAGGACTGGCATTTGATTAGCCCCGATGGAAAAGAATATAAATTCCATTCTCTGAATCATTGGCTCCGGGAGAACGGCGATAAATTATTTGGATGCGCGCCAGATAGCAAAGAATTTAAAAATGTAAGTACTGGACTATCAGGAGCAAAACGGGCGATGCTCGGAAGAAACTATGGGTGTTGCACATATAAGGGGTGGAAAGTCATACCCACAGAGCATGATATAAAAAAATAGCCGCACACTTCAACGGCGAGGAGTAATCCCCGCCGCTTTTTATTAATCCTAGCCCCTGGCAGCGCAGCGCCCCATCCTTATCCGGTTAAAACTCCCCTATGTACTGTTCGCCCTCCGGCGCCACATACAAAGCGCATTCCAGCGGATGTCCGGCCCGCGGCTCAAAGTAATAATCCTTACCACCAATTACATGCCAATTGGTCAGAGCGTATCCGTCAGGATTGAAATAATACTTGTGATGGTTTATAATCTGCCAGCACTCCTTGTAATACTGTGTGGTGCTGTATGCATACCACCAGCCATTACTATCATGGTGCCATCCTATCTCATACTCTGGAACCATCTTAGCCGCTACATCCCTCTTGAACTGCTCCCAGTCACTCGGGTGGTCCACAAACCACTTGGGGCATACCTTCCTGGTCACATCATAATGCCGGATGAGTCCGCCATGCATCGGGTCCAGTCCCCAGCGCTTACAGATATCCGCACACAACTCTACGTAAGCCGCATAGGTGGCTGCCGTGAACTTCCCCGTTGCATCTGGATGGCAGGCCTCTATGGATATTGTATAGGCGTTGGCTGAGTTAGTACACCAGCTAATCTCCTCCTCCGGTATCATCTGGATGACTTCCCCCCGCAGCCCAATGATGTAGTGGGCGCTGGCCTTGGTGGTGTGGGTAGTCCGCAGGTTCTCAAAGTAGTTTCGGTTGGCCTGGGCCGAGGTTCCAGGGTTGCCTATGTAATGGCAGGCCACGGCAATTGTACTGCCGCGCCTGGTTCCTGGTCTGTTATAATTACTTACGGTTAAAAATTGTTTGTCTATGTTCATGTCGTACCTCCATTTCTTATCGTGTCAATCTGCGCCTGTAAATCTGCTATCACCATCCTGGTATCTTGTACATACTCAACCGCCACGTCCGGCTCCGGCCCCTTCGCAGTCACTGTGATGGTTGTCCGTCCTTTGTAGGCGGTAAGGGCGTTGAGGGCGGCTTGGGTATCGGATGGAAGGGGTTCCCAGGTGGGGACGGCAAGGACCTGTAAAGCTTCGGAGATTGGCACCGTACCTGTATCATCAATCTGGTTGATAGCCCTCTCTACTCCCCACACGCCGTCCCTGCACATTATCCGGTCCCGCACATCCCCGATACCTCGTAACGGCTCCGTGAGGGTGATGGCTGCGGTCTTGGACCGGTAGGGTTCCCAGGGGAGAGCGGTGTCGCCGATGTTAAACATTACATCCGAATATGTTACGGTGTTTGGTGTATCTAGCACGGTATTTGTATTGTTAGCAAACAGTATAAAACTCGCTTTTACTATGTTTTCTGGGATTGAAAATTTATGGCTACCGGAAGAACTTAGGTGAAAATATCGTGATTTATTATCCGGCTGTATAGTTTGAATTTGGATTCCCACTGGCACATCCTGGTTTCCGTTGCTTATGCTGCCCGATATTGTAACTGTTTTACCAGCAATTAACTGTACAGGTATTATATAGTAGCAAAAAGCATTGTTTTTGTTTCCAGTTACCGTAATTTGTCTTTTATCACTGGATACCTTTAATGACATAGTATTATAAGTAGTCAATGCCGATGTATCAAACAAATTCGCCCCCGTCACCGTTACCGCCGTGACATCCGTACTCACAATCTCCTGCGGATTATCCGGGCTGGGGTCTGCTCCCTGCTCACTCTTACCGGATATCTCCAGGCCGGGTATCGGCCCCTCCCACGCATCGTCCACTGTGACTTGCGTGGTGCCGGATGCCGAGCCGATAAGGGCATTGGCGTATTTA